GGAGGATTAGAATATCTTTATCTAATAAATATTAAGTGAATTACGTATTATGATATCATATTAATCCAATGAGAGGACATCCAAATGGCTATTACACAGCTTTCTCCGGGTGTTCAGGTAAATGAAATCGATCTAACAAACGTTGTACCTAGTGCTGCAAGCAGCATTGGTGCATATGTTGGAGACTTTACCTGGGGACCATTAGAAGAGATAGTGACAGTAGCGAGAGAAAAAGACTTAACTAGTAAGTTCGGGAAACCAACGAAACTAAAAGCTGTAGATTTTACAGCAGCAAGTTTATATCTTAAGTACACTGATCATATCGAAGTTGTGCGTATGGCGACAGACTCTGCTCGCAACGCAACAGCTGACACAGTATCCGGAGGTCGTTTAATTAAGAATGAAGATCATTATGATGGTCTTACAGGCTTTCTTAGCGACAATCCAATTGTTACCTCACTAGCTACACAAAATAGCTTGTCAGGTGCTACTACGATTACAGTAGACAATGTAGATTTATTTACTGGGGGCGACATTGTCTCTGGTACTAATATTGCTGCTGGTACAACTATTACTAATATCGATCGCATTAATAAGATCGTTACACTTTCCCAACCACTAGTAGGAGACGTTCAAGTAGTATCGTTCACTAACGAAGTAGTTGAAGTTTATGAAAACAAAACAATTGCATCTTTCTTTGCAGCTGGTTCTTCACGACTTCAATTAGTAGACGGTAACGTTGAATATCAAGTAGGGGCTACAGTTACCCATGACTATGGGGCTGGCACTTCAGGCAGTTTTGCTGATGACACAGTACTTTATACTGGTGCAGCTGAATTTGCAGTAGGTGAGCTTCTTACAGTTGCTGCCTCAGGCGCTAATGGTGCTATTACAGCCGTTGACGGTCTGGGTGGAAAGCTTACTTGGGAAGTGGTACCTGGCGCAGGTGCTGGTATTGTTGATGGTGCAGAAACACTTACTGCTCCTGATACTGACGTTGTAATCGTAAAAGCTCATGTATACAAAGACGTACTTACTGTTAGTGGTACTACTTCCACTGATTCAGAAGCCGTTCATTTTACTGTAGGTGATACAGTATCAGGTTCAGTTTCAGGCGCTTCTGGTAAAGTAACAGGTCTTGATACTTCTACACATACTGTTTCAGTTGAGTTTTCATCTGGTGCTTCCTTTCAGGCTACAGACGTACTTGTATCTCCTTCTAAGAACATTGTTAATGATGTTCTTTCTATTAAGGAAACAGTACAACTTGGAGTCGGCGAAGGAGTTAACTTTGCAGTTAACGACTTCGTAGTTGGATCAATTTCAAGTGCTACTGGTATCGTAACAGCTGTTAACGTAGACGAACTAGTAATTGGATCTAACACAACTGGTGTTAAGTTTGTTGCTGGTGATGTTCTTACTTCACCTGCTACTACTCTATCTGGTACTATTGCTGCTCACCTAGATCAATTAGTACAATTAGGTATTGGTCAAACAGTTAACTTTACAGTTGGCGATACAGTTACTGGTTCTATTTCAGGTAATGCTGGTGTAGTTACAGTAGTTGACGGAATAGGTCATGTACTAACCGTAACTGGTGCTGCATTGTTCTCATTGTCAGATAAGTTCTTAGTACCTGAAGAGGCTACTGTATCTGCTGTAAAAGAGTACGTTATTGCTGATATTAGATCTATTTCTAATGGTGCTGTCTATCTTTCTAACTCTCTTACTAATAACGTTGCTAATACAGATTCAGTTATTGTTACACAGAAATGTGAAGTAGCTGTAGCTCCTGCTATTGGAGCTTTTGGTATCGACGTTAGCGACTCTTCTCATATTGAAATCGGAGATGAGTTAGTTGAAGTTGGTATGCCAGCTGGTACTAAAGTAAGTTCTATTCAATACCATAATGTATTTGCTTTAGGTGCTGGTGAATCTGCTAACTTCGCAGTTGGTGATTCGATTGCAGCTCCTGCAGGTTCAAATGCTACTGGTACTGTAGTATCTGTTGATACAGTCGCTAATGAAATCGGCATTATTCCTGCAGTAGGAAGTGTTGCTTTTGTTGCTGGTGACGTATTGGATGTTACTGCTGGTGGAACAGTTGCAACTGCAGCTGGTACACTTGGTGCCTTTAGAGTTCCTGTACGTTATCAAGAAGCTCGTCCTGCTACTCTTTCACTCTCACTTGCTGTTACAGATGCTATTCCTTCTGGTACGCCGCTGATTAATCGTCGCGTTGTTAAGTTGGATGTTAAATCTACACCTAAGGAAGAATACTTTGTAGTAGATAGCCTTTCAGGTATTTCAGTAAGCGATGACGTTGATATTAATTACGTATTACCAGAAATTAAGCCTGGTACTAATGTTATTGGTATTGATGTAGCTAATAAAGCAATTAAGCTTAACCAGAGAGTTAACAACTTTGTTTCTCATGGTGTTTTGGTTAAGATTTCTAATCGTACTCAACTTAAAGAAGACGCTAAAGCTCAAGCAACGTCAATTTTTGTAAAAGATACTTCTTCTATTGCAGCTGGTGATCGTATTGACGATATCGTTGATCCTTTGGACGGTAATGCCTTACAATTTAATACACGTGTTGTTTCAGTAAATGCTGAGACAGGTGAAGTAGTACTTGATACTCCTTTACAAGGTACTATCCCTGTAGCTGTTAGTGTTGGTGATACAATTACTATAGATGTTAATCGTGGACCTTGGTACGCTAAGTATGCTGGAGTTATTGGTAATTCATTACGCGTTGAAATGTGTAGTGATTCTGCTTCTTTTGCTACCTGGGGATACAAGGGATACTTTACATCTGCTCCTAGTACATCTGATTACACTGCACAGCGCGGCGGATCAAATGATGAACTTCATATCGCTGTTATTGACGAAGATGGTAAGTTCTCAGGATCACCTGGTACAGTACTCGAAACATTTGCTTTCGTATCTCAGGCTTCTGATGCGCGTTTAGCAGACGGTACTAATAACTATTACGCTGAGGTAATCAATAAGCGTTCAGCCTACCTTTGGTGGGGTGATCACGTTGCTGCATTACCACAAGCAGGTCAACAAGCTGAAGGTCTTGCCTTCACACAATTGTCTTCTATTGTAGGAACTTCATTTACTGAAGGTGCAGATTCTGATACTATCGGTCTTGCAGAGTGGTCAGTAGGTTATGAATTGTTCCGCGATGTAGAAACAATTGTAGTTGATCTTATGATGCAACCTTCTATTCCTAATACTCTTGATGGTATTACTCTACAGAAACTTCTTATTGATATCTGTGAGTTTAGAACTGATTGTATTGCATTACTCTCACCTCCTGTTGCTCTTACAGCTTACGGCGCTATTAATCCTGTATCAGATGTTATTGCTTGGTTCGACCAGATCTCATCTTCTTCATATGCAGTGTTTGATTCAAGTTCTGTTAAAGTCTATGATAAGTTCAACGACCAGTACTTGTGGTTACCAGCATCTTCATCGATTGCTGGTGTATGTGCTCACACTGACGATGTTGCTCAGCCTTGGTATTCACCAGCTGGATATGCGCGCGGTCAGTTGAAGGGTGTAGTTAAATTAGGTCATATCCCTCGTAAGACGGATCGTGATCAGCTCTACGCTGCACGTGTTAATCCACTGGCTACATTCCCAGGTGAAGGTACAGTATTGTATGGAGATAAGACAGCTCTTTCTAAGCCATCAGCATTCGATCGTATTAATGTACGTCGTTTGTTTATTACTTTAGAGCGTTCTATTTCTAATGCTGCTAAGTATCTATTATTTGAATTCAACGATGCTGAAACTCGCGCATTGTTTGTATCAATGGTAGAACCCTTCCTGCGTAACGTACAAGGTTTGAGAGGCATTCAGGATTTTCAAGTAGTATGCGATGAAACCAATAATACCGATCAGATCATTGATACAAACCAGTTTGTGGGTGATATTTACATCAAGCCTAACCGCTCGATCAACTTTATTACTCTAAACTTTATCGCTGTACGCACTGGAGTCTCATTCTCTGAGATTGCGACCGGTGTTTACGGGTCTGAAGGTTAAGGAGAAATAAAATGTCAAGCACACTTAGAATTGATACCTTTAAATCAAAACTACAGGGCGGGGGTGCTCGCCCTAACCTTTTCACGGTTGAGTTTGGTGCTCAGTTAGGCTTAACTGACAACGATTCAATCCTTGTTAAGGCTGCACAGCTTCCAGCTTCTGTTATTCCTACTATTGCTGTACCTTTTAGAGGAAGACAGTTGCAGTTAGCTGGTGATCGTACCTTCGAACCATGGACTGTTACTATCATTAATGATAATGATTTCCGTATTCGTAATGCGTTCGAAGCATGGTCAAATCGTATTCAAGAACATATTTCTGGTCAAGGACAATTGGCTCCCACTGATTACATGGATGATATGCGTGTAATTCAGTTGGATCGTCAAGAGAGACCTGTAAAGACCTATACGTTTACCGGCGTATGGTGTTCTAACATTTCATCAATTGAATTATCTTACGATAGTGAAAACACTATTGAAGAGTTCACTGTTGAAATGCAGGTTACTTACTGGAAAGATGATCGCGGCTCGATTAGCTAGAACTGTAATAAATATGATGCAGGGGGGGAGACTATTCTCCTCCCCAATTTGACATTGGGGGTTCTCGTGGAACTATTTGGATACCAAATAAAGAAAGCTAAGCAGGACAAAGAAATTGACGAAAAAGTCAAATCCTTTGTACCTCCTGCTGACGAAGTAGACGGTGGATTTTCCATCGATGCTGGAGGTCATTTTGGTCAATATTATGATATCTCAGGGCAGAATTACAAGAATGAGATTGAACTTATTCTAAAATATAGACAGATAGCATTATTACCAGAAGTAGATGCTGCTATCGAAGACATTGTTGCTGAATCTATTGTATCTGATGAAGATTCAGCTCCAGTAGAGCTTACAGTAGAAGATGTAGATTTACCTGATACAGTTAAAAAGAAGCTTATAGAAGAGTTTGAAGAAGTAGTAGAGCTTGTTAATTTTAACTGGTATGGTCACGATATATTTCGTAGATGGTATGTTGATGGTAGACTTTACTACCATAAAGTTATAGATGAAAAAAACACTAAAAACGGTATTGTAGAGATTAGACCTATTGATCCTACAAAACTAAGAAGAATAAAAGAATCAGTAAAATCTAAAGACGAAAAGA